ACCGAGAGGGGGCCGAAGGACTCGTCCCAACTGCCTACTGATTAAAATCTAGTAGTGCCGACTGACAAATTGTGCATAAGTCTGTGCATAAGCTGTGTATAACTTGTGCATAACTTGTGCATAACTTGTGTATAAAATAGCACCTTTGGAAAGAGCGCAGGATATAGCGGGGACCGATACTCGGATCTAGTCTTAATCCGTGGCTCTGACGAAGCCGTCCAAATTTTCCGTCCGAAGCCCATCCAGAGGACCGTTCGGTAGTCTACTCCATGCTATCTGGATCCCACTGATTGGTACCTTCGGGCACTAATTGCCGCAATACGTCCACACGTCCTAGGGATTCCACTAGGCTATCGTCCTCGTATTCTGAGGTATCATTCAGTAAGTCATCCATTAAAATATCAATATCATTCATAGGATACATTCTAACAGGACCTTTCGATCCTGTCAAGTGCCTTTCGCACTTTATTCAACCTTTTTATATTGCTTTAATATCAATAATTCGCTTGACAAATCCTGTGGTATCGTTTTTAGCTTTACCCTTTGCATATAGACCGACAATGCTATTCGGTGCATCCAAAAATCGTAGGTCGGATTCATCGCCATTAATCACTGGGACATTAAGATATTCACTCGGTAAAGTCTTACTCTCAAACACTACAGCAATATTATACCCATTTTTAATTGCTTTCAATACGTCCGCATCGTTACTATCGGCCGCACTAAATGTCAAGTGATAATTATAGGGCACTTTTCTGTTAGCAATTTTCGTATAATCATAGAATTGAATATCTGGAAACGCTTCCATAATATTCCGATAGGATCCTACTCTTATCTTTTCCCATGCGATATCCGAAGTACCGTTCAATCGTATGACAGGAATTAATCCGAGTTTTTTACTTTGCTTAATCGCTAGATTGATATCCGAAACTAGGTCCGACATGAAACCGTCACGATCCTCAAAGAATTCTACCGTTTTGCGGACTCTCGCTTTTTGTATCACGTTAGTATTTTCGCCACGCTTAAACATACCACCGCGCCCAGCCGTATTAAGGCAAGCGGTTTTGCATCCGATAGTAGCTTTCGGGCATGTTTGATACCCACTCAAGTCGGCTGGCGCTAAGTGTAGAATATAGGAATTGTACCCATACTTCATACCCTTAAGCACCTTAGGATTGCCTGTAGATAATAGCTTCATAGTAAAACCTCATAATGTAAGACAATTGCAAGTATAAAAGCAATTTTTGAGAATGTCAAGCGATTTTTTGAAAATTAATCGAAACTTTCAATCGAACTAAACAGAATAGCATAAACAAAAGAGAATGTCAAGCGATTTTTGCGATACGTTGGCGGTGCCCAGGAGCCGGGCTTCTAGTTTTCTTGATTTTCTCATTGTTTGCTAGTGTAAGTACATTATAGACTAGACTTTTGAGATTGTCAAGTTTTTTATTTAAAAAATATTTAAAAAAAAAGTGTTGACAATTCTAAAAACCAGTGTAGAATGAACTCATCAATTAAACGAAAGGCACAAAATGTTTTCATATCACGAATTAAAAATTATTGCTTGCATTATGTTATTAGCTTGTTTTATCATATGTCTTTTTATAGGGGAATAATCATGTCAGAAAATACTAATTTTACAAAAGCGGAATTAATTGATATCATACGCTTAAAGAATAAAGAGATTGAGCAATTAAACGAGAAGTGTACAGACCTCGAAAATGAGAACCAGCAATATCATACTTCGAATTTTTATCTCGAGGAAGAAAATAACTCTTTATACACTCGCATTGAAAAACTAGTAAAACATAATAACACGCTTGAGGATCAATTGTACAGTATTAAGTTTAACATACAGAAAGCAATATTATAAAAAAACGCTTGACATATAACTAATGTCCCGTTATAGTAGTACCTGTAGTAAACGTTTATTAAATTATATTATGAAAGTGAGATTAAAAATGTTTGAAAATACTAATCCTATCAAAACTAATAACATTAGCTGGGTCCGTCGGTCAGTGCAAAACGCTATCCCGATGTCCCACTTTGAAACTGTACGAAAACACTTAAAAGCGAATGATATTAAATTCCGCATTCGCTTTCGTGGTAAAACTCGCCCGGGCAAACGTGATACATTGAAAGCACATGCCAACGCTTTTGCAGTATATCTAAAATAACATAGCATAGAATGGGGTGCCTGTCAAGTGCGGGCTCCCCTTTATTTTTTGTGTTGTGTTGAATAAAACACTTGACAAGTGTAGAAAATCCATGTATTGAAAAAAGTTCGGTTTGGCCGAAACCGGGTCTCTCGTAACTAGGAATCCCGCACCAAAACCGATATTTTTCGAAATTTTCCCGCCAGGATTTTTTTCCGGTAGAACTCCATGGATCAGGAAATTTTCCCGGCCAGGTTTTTCTTGGCCACCTTTTTTGCCTTACGTTTCATGTCTCTCTTCTCTGCTTCTTTATCTGCTCTAAGTTTCTCCCGAAGGTCCTCTACACGGTTCGCTTTGTCTTCAAGCACCGCTTTGCTGTATAGTTTATTATAGCACACATCACAGATAAATGGTGGCTCATAATCTGAACCACACTTAGGACATACTTGATATTGACGAATTGCCATGATTGTTTCCTAATAAAGATTGAAGCGTTTATGCATTCCACACTTAGTACATTTACACATGACTGCATAACCTACCATGATTTTATCTGAGTCTTGTACACCAACTTCTTTGTAATCTTCCCAATGATGCCAACATCCAGATGTGAGGAATTCAAATAGCTTTTTCACTATACTTCTCCTAATACTTTCCATGCTTTAGCAAGTGCGGCTCTCTGTGCATCGTAGATGTCATCTTCTGGTACTCTGATACCATCAAAGGCATATGAAAGACTCTTCTGTGATTTATTCCAACCTTTAAGTGTTTGAATGATTTCTCTTGCTTCGTCTTTTGTCATGATTTCTCCAATTCTTTCAGTACTTCTTTGCATCCAGTACAGTTGACATCCTCTTGTTTTTTGTCATATTGACAATCTCGGGTGAAGCGATACTCCCAAGCTAATAGTCCATACTTGGGAAGCTGAACTAACTCTCTCTGCCGATTGTGTGGCACGATTGTCGAGTGACATCCATTGAGATGACTCGTACTATGATACTGAGTGTTTTCCATCTTCAAGTCCTTTTTTCTGCTTCATAATACTCATACCATCCAGTGGCGATATATTTGTCTTCTGATTTTGAAACAATACCTCTATGCACATGTGTCCAATCGGCTGGCCAAATCAGCGTTAATCCTTTTCTTGGCTGAACTTTAACATCTTGATGATAAAACTCAGTATATCCTTCATCAGTCACATCATTCAGATATGTCATGAATACTAGATGTCTATTTCTTACTAAATCTTTTGTACTATATCTCTCACAATGCATTGCATGATATCCTTGTCCGGGTGCATAGTGCTGAATATTAAATGGTTGCATAATTCCCCATGGACTTGCTCGATTGCACCAAGGGTACATCTCAATGTATTGGTCACATACTTTCTGCAATTCATTCAGATAATCTGTGATAACAGGTACAGTCCAAAATGAGTTTACTGCGACAGGAACATCAGTCGAATCTTTGGCTTCTTTGAAAACTCCACTGCCAATTCTTCCTGTAAACTTATTGGGACTTTGATTATAATACTCAATCAATCTGTCACATACTGACAAATCATTAAGAAAAAATCTTCCTATGAAATCAGAGGTTTTCATCATTACCTTTTCTGAGAATTGTCTGCTCTTCCATCTTCGAGTCCTTTTTGATACATCATGATTAATTGTTTCTCCGTATACAGCTTAGTGCCTGTTTCTGGCATACTGAAAAATCTAGGAGATTTCAATCCTTTAGTATTTCTAATGGGACTCTCTGACTCTTCGATTATTGCGACTGGTGGCGTATTAATATCAATCATACTTTGAATTTACCATTGAGTGTCCTTTATAGTTCCTCTGGAGGAGCGGCTAACGCCACTGAGTTATTCGTTGAGTAAGTTTGGACCATCATCATTATTCTGAACAAAATCTTCTGCTAATGATTCTGCTTCTGTTAGAGTAATTGTGTTAGTCGTTTTTTTCTTCTTGTCGTTTTCGTAATACTCTACTACGTAACCACGTGATGTTGATTTTAGTACGGTTGCTTGTTTATTACCGTTATACCATTTTGATACAATTGCTTGATCCATTTTAACTTCCTTTCTTAGTACGTTTACGTTTAGCTACTCGTTTTTGTTTAACTTCCCAATTATACGCTGTTTTGATGATTGTGTCAAGCGTGTGTTCTGGTGTATACATCAAAATACATTCTGCTCGTGTGTTGTCAGCTTTCAATACTGCTGGATCACCTGGTCTGCGTGGACCAATCGTTGTTTTAATCTTCTTGTTCAATACTCGTTCTGCTTCTGTGACAATCTGTTTAATCGTCACGCTATTACCTGATCCAATATCAAAGAAGTTAGTAGAATTGCCTTTGAATAGATAATCTGCGGCAAGCACATGTGCATATGCTAAATCTTCCACATGAACATAATCTCTAGCACAAGTACCATCATAGGTATTGTAATCATCACCATTGATTGTGAGTCCATCTTTTAAAAATAGATTAGGAATCAGATGTGTTTCTGGATAATGATTCTCACCAAACTCACCATTTGAATCTGCACCAGCTACATTGAAGTATCGAAGACATACACCATGAATCTTTTCTTTATGTGCATCTTTGATAATATCTTCACTCATTATTTTAGTCTTACCATAGACTGATATTTCATCTTCACCATAAACTGCGGCAGTAGATGAAAATACAATCTTATCACATCCAATGCGTTTCATTAGAGATAATGTGTTGATTGTTGAAACTACATTATTCTCATAGTATTCTAATGGATGCTGTTCGCTTTCACCAACTTCAATATATCCAGCTAGATGAAATACAATATCAATTTCAATTGCAGGAAATATCTCAAACAATTTATATTTGTCTGTCAAGTCTGCTTGAATATACAAGTCACAATAATTGTTAGACATCAATAGTGCTGGATCTTTTTTATCAATTACGATGACTGAATAACCAGATAGCTTAAGTTCTTTCTGTAACTGATGTCCAATGTAACCATTGCCACCAGTAATTAACGCTCGTTTACTCATGAAATCATTCCTATGAATTTACTTAAAATTACTCGATTAATAACTTTACCTGTATGATACTTACTTAGTGCATTTACCAGACCTCGTGTTGTTTTAGACTTAACAACCATTTCATCATCTTCATCAATCTTAGCATCATTTTTCATAATATAGAATTGGTCATAACCAGATGATTCACATACAATACTTTTATTCTTCTTAAACTCTTTACGAAGTTCATCATAATTTGATGATTTAGGAAATAATGAATGTACTTTCCAATTGAATGTATATTGTGATGTCAGAAAGAATCCTACAACATTACAATCAGTTACTAGTTTTAATAGTTTCAATAATGATGCGGTCATTTCAATAGCACCCCATTTAACACGAACTTGATGCTTAGTTGAATTGTGACGAAAAACTACTCTACCATCAGTTTCTGAAAAAAGACGTTCACCATCTTTTCGTACATTTAAAACATGTCCATCACCATCAGTCAAGAATACAGTATTCACAATCTGAAGTTTATTATCTTGTTTGAATTTAGGAATCATTTGCATAGCACAAATAATTGTTTCATTCAATGGAGTATAACCTAATGAACCCCAACGTGGCCAATAATTCATTCTTCCAGTTTCTTTATTGCGATAATCATAATTCAATAAAGCATTTGCCATGTAACTAAAGTCTTGACTATTCATTTTACTAGATAACAATTGCATCAAATTGAATTTATTTCCCATCATCAAATTATCACCTTTTAAATTGCAATTTGGTGGTAGAAAATCATTATTAGAATCATGATGATAATTTGTTGTAAATGCATAGACTTCAAATGGAATACTCAATTTCTTACAGAACAATACTAGATTCAATAATTGTTTGATTGTTTCGTTAATGTATTGTGACATTGAACCTGACCAATCAACATACATCACTAGTCCATGAGATTTACCATCAGGTACACTAGAAATACGTTTAAAGATATCTTCTGAGAATTGATATGCATAAATCTTGTTCATATTCAATTCACCAGTTTTAGATTCTGATACACGTTTCAATTGTTCAGCATTTTTGCGAAGTTCAAATTCTTTTACAAGATATGATACAACTTTATTAGATTTTTTCTTAAATTGACTATACAAAGTAGGATCAATATGTTCCATTTCAGTTTTTAATCGTGAAACGATAGTTTTATATGAAATAATCACATTATTGAAGTTAATATCTTCTGGAATAGTAGCATACATTGTATTTCCTACTAAAGGATCAATTAAACTACTCTCATTTCTACGAAATGCATCATCTGTATGTGATTTAATCTCAGTACTTGATGATTCGTTATCAAAATTTTCATCAGGACCTTCACTATATGAGTCATCTTGACCAAAATTTCCATCTTTTTCATCAAATTCATCTGAAAAGTCATCAGAAAATTCATCTTCATCTGATTGTCCATCAAAATCATCTTCATTGATGTCACCTTGACTACCAGATTCGTCAGATTCTTCGTCATCTTCATCAAAATCTGAGTATTCATCAGTAGGAGATGACTGACCATCTTCATCTTCTTCGTCAATTTCACCTTTTTCACCAGGTTTTTTGTTAGATTTATTCTCTTCTTGTTGTTTTTGTTGTTCTTCTTGCATGAATTTTGTAATTTTCTTACAAATTTCAATAACATCTTCAAAAGTTTCAGAATTTTCAATTTCTTTGACTAGTTCACGTTCAGTTTCATTGAATCTAATGCCCAAAGTCCCACCAACCTTGAAATAAAGATTGATTCTGTCTAAGAAATTTATTGTATTTAAGTTTACACCCTTAACTTCGAAGAAATCTTGTTCCATCAAGTTGGCATATGCACGTAGAAACGGAACTTTTAGTCCTGGAAATCTACGTTTGATTAGTTTTTCGATACGAGCATCTTCAACGACATTCAATACTGGCTTAGGAATGCCAGTTATTGAGATGGAGTCTTGATATTGCTGTGGTGGAGTGAATAATGCATGTCCAACTTCATGACCTATGAATAAGTCATAGATAGATGGATGCAAATCGTCTGCTAGAATAGGAATTATTAGAGTTCTATCTTTAAGATTGAACGATGCAGTTGTTACATTTCGTTGTTCAACTGTAAGATTTTCAGTTGCTAGTAGTTTTGCGAGTTGTGATTTTGAATCAATAAGCATAATAGTCTCAATCAGTAGTTGATGATGCTATTATCTCATACTATACACATTGAGTCAAGAAATTTTCTTCAGGTTTAATTTTTTTGTTGTATTTACGCAACACTTTTCTGATTTTCTTGATATATTGATATTCTTCTTTTGTGTCTAATTGAAATTCTTTAATCAATTCTTTATATTTACTTGTAGAAAGCCATGCTTGCATTTCATCAATAAGAACATCTGATGCATATCCCATTTCATCTAGTGCTTTTTCCACTTTTCGCTCAAGACTAAATGGCATTTGTGATATAATGTCCAACATATCATTACGATATTCAGAATCTAGATAAAAAAGTGCATGAGCAATTTCATGTTTATATGTTGGCTTATCACCAGCTAATGTTCCAATAACATAAAATGGTCTAGTCATATCAATGAAACTACGAATTTCATTAATCATAATTCTTTCAGATTGTGTATATGGATGTCCATCTTGTTCTTGTAGTTTCATCCAATCTTTCAACACATATCCAGGATAATTGAATCCTTCCCAAAATGAGAAGTATTCAATATTTCCTTTGTCGTCCATATGTTCATTGATGAAATCCCACACAGAGAATGAGTGGCTTTTGATTCTTTCATATTGAGACTCATAATATTCTTGAATTCTGAAAAACATTAAAGAGAGGTCTTTTTGTTTTTCAAACTCAAAATGCATTATATTATTACTGACTAAATTCACTCTCATTAAGTTTCTCATTTTCCCATTCTTTGAACTGTTTTTTTATTTCTGAATGCTCACGAAATTTGTGTTTTCGTTTGGTTTTTGTAGTATGACCAATTACATCTTCTTTATAGTCTAAGTTCTTGCGAAACTTACCTAGAAATTTACTCATATATCCTCTTATGGAAGTAGATTTGGAAAACATTCTTTCACAAATTCATAATTTAAGTGTTTGACACCTAAATCTTTATTAAAAATTCCCATAATAACTTCTGCTTCACGTGGTTCTAAAGATTCGAGCAATTGTGTCAAGATTTCTGTTTGTTTTCTTGGAGTCAATGCTTCTGCTGTAGGATGTCCTTGTTGGAACATATAGATTCTGCGAAGTTCTGTGCCAAGATGTCCATAAGATACACCTGGTAAAGTGTCTGGCACTTTATAGTTCTCTGGCATTTCTTTGACTTTCCATTGATACGTTGGGTGAAATGCATATTCAAACACTTTCACTAACGTAGGAGATAAATTCTTCTCAATGACTGATTTACGTTCTTTCTTATTTTTTGCTAATTCAAATTCATCAAATACTTCATACATGTTTTTCATTTTAAAAGTCCTCTATTACATCCATTAAATTTTTAAGACGCTTCTCAATAAAATAAGTTAATATCTTCTTTCTTGAAGCTGGTACTGTTTCCTCATAAGTATTTATGATTTTCTCTGCAATATCATTTGGAATGAATGTCAAGTCAATCAATGTTTGATTACGAGAAAAATTTACTTTATCTTCTTCATTCCATTCATCGACAGATTCATACAAATACTTTTCTAATACTTTTTGTGTAACAGGTTTTTGACGAATATCCCTAACAAAACAATCAGATGGCGAAAACATATTAGGAATACCATCACCTTTATCTCCACGAATAATCTTCTCTTTAAGTTCTTGAGCAGGATTAGCAGATTTTACATATTTCTTTAATGCTGGATTGTATTGTTTAACGCTAGGATATTTTTGTAACTGTAAGAAGTCACCATCACTAGAAAGAATCAATATCTTTTCATGTGGTGCTTTTCTAGGAGTAAGAACACCGATGATATCATCTGCTTCTGCACCATCAATATCAATAACTTTATATGGAAAGTTTTCTTTTAATTCAATTTTTAATTTATTGATGATTTCATAGATAAGTTGCCAGTCTAAATCTGACTTCTCACGCATCTTCTTACGATTTGCTTTGTAGAATGGGAAAATGTCTCTGCGCCAGTATTTTCTACTGTCACAACATAATACAACTTCACCATATTCGGCTTTAAATGCTTTAAGATTCAATCGAATAGTATTCAATACCATATGACGAATTAAATCTTCTTCAATCTTGACTTTCTTATCGCCAGTAATCTGAGCCATGATACCGCCCAACAATACTTGACTTAAATCAACTAATATCATAATGTTTCCAAATTTTAAATGTCATTCATTATACTTCATATATTAGAAATTGTCAAGAATTGATTTGACGTAATCATCTGATGTAGATGTTTTCTTAGTGAATAATCCAAACAAATTGGCATTAATCATTTCAGACATATATTCTAATGGATCAAGAAGAACCGCTTCAAATGATTCTTCATCATACAACTCACCATTCTCATCCTCTCGGAATAGAATGATATGATATATGTGACCAAGATTGCCCATGATATACTCTCCAGGCTCTTTATATCTTAGTCCTTGAACAGTTATTGAACCTTCTTCATCTCCAGAAGTAAAAAAGTATGTGTCATATACTTCATTCTTTAGGTCCCTCAGATAATCTAGCATTATATCCTTTAATATGAGATTTTCTCACTCGCACCATAATCCAAGTGTTGTAGTACTCATCACTTTCCATTACGTTACGATGAAATTGTTCTTTTGCTTCTAAGTAACTACATTCACCTCTAGATTTACATAAATGCAAAATTTCTCGCTTGAAATTATCTTCACCTGAAGTTTCTACATCTTTTTGTAATTCAGCATTGGAACCATAATACTTGTCCCAATCACTTAATACTTTAGTCTTTTTCTTTTTACCTTTTACTTGTTTGGTTCTTGAGAAGTGAAATAACTTCTTTCCAATATATTTTCTATCATTAGTTAAATTAGTAATCTGATAAACAAATCCTATATTATCACCAATCAAGTCTTCAGTAAAATCAACATTATTATAAGTCCAGTTTAGTCCCATTCTTGCTCATCTTCATTTCCGTCTTCTTCATCTATATATTCTTCGGAAATTTCTTCGATGAGTTCACCGCAGAATGGACAATGTTCTGGTAATTCACTTGATACTAATTGTTCTGTATATGCTATTTGATATGAAGATTCACAGTTTTCGCAATCTCCACTGACGAGTTTATCGTTCATTTTTATTATCCTTATCTATGCCCATACATCCCCCCAATTTCCAGATAAAGCACCTTTTGCATAGTCTGTTGCTCTATTCTCAAAGAAATTAGTATGTGTCGGAGCGTTAATCATTTCTTCTACCCACGGTAATGGGTTACGTTTAACTTTGAATACACCTTTTAGTCCTAATGAAATTAATCTACGGTCAGCGATGTATCGAATATACTTCTTAACATCTTCTGGTGTTAGACCTTCCATTTGACCCATAGAGAATGATAGGTCGATAAACTTATCTTCAAGTTCTACCATTTTCTCAGCTATTGTATATATTCTGCCTTTTAATTCATCATTCCAGATTTCATTGTTTTCTTCAATGAATGTTCTGAATAGTTTAATCATGTTCTCGCAATGTTGAGTTTCATCAACAATAGACCAAGTAACGATTTGACCCATGCCTTTCATTTTCCCGTGACGAGGGAAATTAAGTAACATGATAAACGAACTGAATAATTGCATACCTTCCGTAAAGGCAGAAAATACAGCGATATGAGTTGCGGTATTCTCTTTTGTTGTGTTTTTAGCACTAATGTCCATGACATATTCATGCTTCTCCTTCATTTCTGCGTATGCTAAGAATTCGTTATATGTAGTCTCTGGCAATCCAAGAGTTTCAATTAGATGTGAGTATGCCGCAATATGTAATGCTTCACGAGCCGCAAAGCCCAATAGCATCATTCGAATCTCTGGTTGTTGGAAGTATGGTAGATAGTTTTTAACATATCCACCAGCAACGTCAATGTCACCTTGAGTAAAGAATCTAAAGATGTTGGTCAAGAAATGTTTCTCACCAGGTGTCAGCTTCTTCTTCCAGTCTTTCACATCTTCAAGCATCGGAACTTCTGTATGAAGCCAATGTGATTGTTCATGTTTCAGCCATGCATCATATGCCCAAGGATAATTGAATGGCTTAAAATAACTTCTTTCTTCTGTGAGTTTTTGTTTTTGTTCTTTAATCATTATTTGTGATTACCTCTTTCTTATGGTGATGGCATGTAATTTAAATTGATATTGCATCTAACTTGCTCATCGGTACAGGTTGTACTTGCATGATATAAATCAGTATCAAATACAATTAATCTATTCTTAATTGAATCTACGACTAATCCGTCTTTAAATATTGTTTTTCCATTATTATCATTAATATAATAAATTGCAGTTTTTTGTTTTATTCTTTCAAAATCAATATGCCAATTATGCTGAATTATATTTTCAGTTCTAGGATATAAATTAGCTTTGATTCTAAAAATACTAAATGGATTTATTCTATTTAATAATGGTGTTAATAAATTAAATTTGTCTGAATTTTGATGCCCATTAGTATAAAACATATGCCAGAAAAGGAAATTATTTAAATAATCTTCTTTTACCAGTGATTCATCTTTATGAGTGATTGTTTTGTTATAATACCAAGGAAATCTTGTAGATAGCATCTCACTTTGTATTTTATCATAATCATCATTATGTAAAAAATTATCATATATTTGATAATTAATGCCTTCAATTAATTTGGGCATACTATTTTATTAACCATATGTATGTTGCGATAATGTTGACTATCAAAAAGTATCCATTTTGAAATATCAACGGTTTATTTTTGTGAGATTTACTAAAATCATAAAGTAAAATTGCGTGGGCAATTACAAAGCACGGAAAGGAAAATTTCAACCAAGGTGCTTGTAATGCCACAGAAGTTCCACCAAATATGAATAATGCAGTTGCTACCCACTTGATATCAAATTTCATATTATCCTTCACAAGCCAAGCAGTCATTACCTTGAGCCACTTGAGTCATATCTAATTCTTTAATTACTTGACGTTCAATACGTTTAGACACTTTATCTGCTTTACCAATCTTTTCTGAACGGCAGTAGTACAATGTCTTAACACCTTTTTTCCATGCTGTGAAATGAATTGCATGAATGTATTTAATATGAGCATCTGGACGGAAGAATAGATTTAATGATTGTGACTGGTCAATAAATTCTTGTCTATCTGCGGCATGTTCAATAACCCAACGTTGGTCGATTTCCATTGAAGTCTTAAATACTTCTTTAGTGTAATCATCCATCCATGTTAGATGTTGAACAGAGCCATCATTAGCAATAATGCTAGACCAAATATCATTATACTTATCCCAATCAAATGGCTTAATTGGATTTCCATCAATCACATGTTCAGAAACAACTTTATCTAACCATCTGTTCTTATTAAGGAATGAACCAGATAAGGTATCTTGGCGATATGCGTTTGCACGATAAGGTTCAATACTAGGACTAGTATTACCCATGATAATGGACGATGAAGCATTAGGAGCAACAGCCATGCAATGAGAGAAGCGTCTTCCAGTACCAACAGCATCTGGAGCCTCACCACGCTCTTTTCCAAGTCCAAAGTTTGCATCATCTAATCCTTGTTTAATGTGTTTGAATATTCTAATGTTTGCCGCTTTTGCCATGACTCCTTCAAAGGCAATATTGTTGCGTTGTAGATAAGCATGAAAACCGAGAGCCCCCACACCAATGCTACGCTCTTGACTAGCAGACCATTTGGCTCTAGCGATAGTGTCAGGAGCATTGTCAATAAAGTACTGTAATACGTTATCCAACATCTCTGCCACGTCCCGAAGAAATAGTTTATTATTCTTCCATTCATCATAAGTCTCCAAATTCAATGAAGATAGACAACATACTGCTGTTCTTTCTTCGTTAGTTGGTAAAATAATTTCAGAACATAAGTTTGATTGATATACTTTCAAACCTTTATCTTTCAACCATTTAGGTAGATGTCTATTGCTTGTATCGATGTAGTGAATATATGGTTCACCAGTATGCATACGAAGTTCTAAGATTTCTTGCCATAATGCTTTAGCAGAAACAACTTCACGCAATTCATGTGAATGTGGATCAACTAATTGCCAATCATCATTTGCTTCTGGATCCAACATACAACGTTCGATAATTTCCATGAAGTCATCTGTGATGTTGATACCATGATGTAGATTCTGACATCGTACATTAGGATCACCAGTTGGTTTTCTCATTTCCAAGAAAGCGATAATATCTGGATGGGATATATCCAAATATGCCGCATAGCTACCTCGTCTAGTACGACCTTGACGATATGCAAGAGAACTCGCATCATAAATCTTAAGATGAGGCATAACGCCAGTAGATTTATCATCAGCAGAGCGAATACCAAACCCAATACCAACTCCACCACCATACATGCTGAGCCAATTCGTTTCCGATAAGTTATCAACTAATCCCTCCGCTGTGTCTTCAATATAATTTAGAAAGCATGAGATTGGCATACCTCTCTTAGAACGACCAAACGACAGAATAGGCGTTGCGTAAGATAACCAATGCTGTGATGCATAATCATACAAACGCTGTGCATGTTCAGGATTTGAACTAAATGACTTTGATACAAATGCGAAACGTTGTTGTGGAGAAGTTTCATCTTCACGCATATATGATTCTTTAAGTCGTTTAAGACCAAGTTCATCAAATAATTTATCTCTTTCTAAATCTATCTCAATACCAAGATAATCCATATTTCTACCTTATTATTATTTTTTTGTGAATTGTTCTAATGATGGTGATGTCCAACCTTCTGGCTTCAATACTTTCCCATCACCTCTTTTGATTACTTTTCCTGTTTCAGGATCTATCTTTTCTAAATTTGACCTTGCTACTTCATGCCATGCACCAGCAACATCAAATCCTTTCATGTAACAATAACCTAGAATTACCCAAATCATGTCCATGCAAGCATCTAATTGTTCTACATCATTTCTATGGAATCTACCATCAATGTATTCATTATATTCTTCACGAATAAGATGATGATATAAATCAACATTTACGTCATTTCGTTCTTGGTCACATGCTTCGATGAACTTAACTACGTCACCATACATATTTGGAATTTCTTTGAGTTTGAATATTGTGTGAACTAATTTGTCAATTGTTTCAAAATCTCTCTTTTCACGCTCATTTGCTGTCTCCAAACGTCTTAATAAAAACTGTTTAACTTGTTCATCAGTCGCTGGTTGCATTACATTGTCATTATCACTCACTTAAGAACTCCTCAATCATAGGGAAAATTGATTTGATTGCTTCTGCACATGCAAGTGCAACATCACGATGTTCTTTTTGTGTTCCATTTGCACTTCTTAATTGTATATAGTGTACCCAGGAACGAAGAGTTCCGTTCATATAAAGACGAGAAACTGTGATGCCTTCTGGTAATACTGCTCGTGCTTGTTCTTTAGCAATACCATTTGCAATTGCCCAATCATATGCTGTTTTAGCAGAATCAATTACATTATTTTGTACTGTGTCCCATGCATATTGAATATCTGCATCTACACCTGAGATTGAATTTTGACGATTTTTTGTATCTTGTAAACGTGCTTCTTTCTTTTCCCAACCTAAATCAGCTACAGCATATCGTTGAGAGAATTCTTGGAATGAAAATGAACGATGTCGTAGAATTTGTCGTGCAATATCTCGTGTGGTTTCAATTTCTAGACATACATTGACCATCTCTAATGGTGACCAATGTTGATGTTTGATTAGATAACGTACCAACTTCTCGGCAGTATCTGTATTATTTTGATTTGCTGGATTTGAAACACGTGCCGCAAAAGCAACTTGTTCCAATAGATTCTTACCATCCGCACCTTGTGAGTACGATACCAAATTCACTTTCATATTTTTCTCCAATTACTTAATTCCAATGTTAATCTCAATCCACTAAATGTATACTTATCTATCATTTCCATCAATTCGGTAGATGTTTTACCATTTAATATTTGGTCATTTATATCTTTACTATCTGTAGATTCTGGTAACACACAAATACTGAAACCATCATTTGCAGATTTATTCATTTGTCTAACAATTTCTTTATTTCTAGGCTCATTGTCATACACTAAAACAACATCTTCAAGATTCAATTGTTTAACTCGTGCTAAGTCTGAATCTGCTGTTGCAATTGCATTAGGAATAAACATAGAATCTATTGGTCCTTCTACAACATAAACTCGTTTACTTCTATCTATTCTATCTAATCCAAAGAATTTTGTAACATCTCTGTTGACTGATATTGTTATATATCTAATCTTGGAATCCGTTAATGCTCTACCTTGAAATGCAATAAGTTCTTTATTTTCATCATAGAATGGAATAATGAGTCTTGGGTCGTTTTCTTTTAGCCCATCCTTATCAATTTCCAGCGATTCCACGAACTTTTTAAAGTCCTCTGCATAATATAACTCCGAATGAAAATTAATAGGGATTTGACGGGTTAAAACGTATTTCTTAGCATAATGTTCATCTGGCAATTCTGCTATAGATGGTAAACTAATTTTTTTCTTAAATATAGGTTTTGCTTTGAATTCATCGAATGTTGGTTTTGGATAATTATTATTACCTGTTTCACCATTCTTATATCGTTCTAATGAATATTCCTTGACAAGTGATGAATCAACATGTCGTAAGAAATTATAAAACGTATGACTTGCGCCACAATTGTGACAGCGATAGAAGTAGTCGTTACCTTTACGATAAACGAATCCTCTTGTTTTTGTTTTGTTTTTTTGTGAATCACCGCATAGTGGACATCTAAAATTGTATAGGTCATCGTTCTTTCGAGTGAATCTATCCAACTTTGGAGATACTAAGTGTAAAAATTTTCTATCAATGTATATGCTCATAATGTAAAATATTATCACAATTCAACATAAATGTAAAGTGACTAATTAAACATTACCTATTTTTTTAGGAACATATCAATAATATTAATGTGAGATACTAACCATGATATAACTACAATACCACCAGCAACCATCCATTTCCATTGAAGTAACTTATCAAGAGATTCTTTTTCTTTGTTGTTGTGGTCTTGCATTTCTTTTCTGAGTGATTTTAATTCTTCCATCAAACGCAATTCAGATGCTTGTACTTTATCTAATACTGTGTCAATTCGTTCATGAAGTTCTTTGATATCAGATTCTGTTTCTTTTCTTCTAGATTCCATGTCAGTATAGACCTTTGCAATGTGTCTGTCGTGTTGATCCACAAGTTTCTCAATAACCTTATCCATCTTGTCACATAGTAGTGTCAAGGTTGTTATTTGTTGTTTCAATACACCCACATCGATTTTAGTATCGATACAATCTGGTGATACATATTGTTGTTGATCCCCAACTGACATATTATTTCTTTACTGGCACTTTAGTTGCATCATCAAGTTTTTTGTGAACTTTAATCACTTTACAAACTTGAGTAGTTTTACCTTTAACAACTTTTGCATGACAAACTTTAGAAGTATCTGCCATAGCTGTAGTTGAAAAGGAAACGATTGTAGCTAATAATGCAACATATAAAAATTTCATGCTAATCCTTATAATTCTGGTTGAGATACTGTTGGTATTGCCGCTTTACTATTTAGTTTAGTAGCAGGTGCAGGAGTCGCAACAGGAGTTGTTGTTGATGTTGAACTTGTGACATCAACTGTTATTGATTGTGCTGGTGCAGGAGGTGGTGGAACATATGCACCACCAGCATTTGCGCCAGCTAATTTCTCTTGAGTTCTACCAAATGCGGCAATACCCAATACTGCACCCATAGCCATATGAAATAGTCCAGCACCTTGAAGTGTCAATGGTTGCCATTGAGTTTGAACACTACCATGGTCTGATGCTTGAATTAAACTCCATAGAATTGGTGCAATCACAAAATCGAATGTACAAATACCCATGTACATCCAACCCATCATTGGGCGCCACTTACTATTCATCCAATCTTCTTTTTTCTTTTCACTTTCACTCATAGTTACAGGAGTTGAGTCTGGCATTTTTATCCTAATAGACTTGCTGTTGTGATAACTGCTTGCAAGATTGCATAGTCAGTTTCATTTTGTTGCTGGTCATCTACTAATTGAGCAACACTTTGTTGAATTTGAATATCATCAACTAATTCTTTGAACTCGTCAGCAGAAAGTTGACCAGCATCATATTGTTGTTTGTATGTATCAGCTTGTTGTGCTAATTCTTGTAATGTCATCTTGGTTTCTTTCCTATAATAGTTTGAACTTGTTTTGCAATACTATTTATTGTAGTAATTTTTGCTTTACAGTATGCTGGAGAAACAGATTTTTCAGAATTCACTTTTGTATAAAATTCAGTAACTAATGTATTCATATTCTTAGAAATTGTTGCAACATTATCATTATGTGGTGTTAATTCTGCATAGTTAGCAAATAATGCAACATCATGTTTTAATGTTGAAATTTGAGAAGTTGAACAGAATTCATCAGCATTATCAGTTTCAGTTCTAATTGTATTAATTAATGCATATTCGTTTGCATCATATTTTGCTTGTACATAAGTTTCATACAAAGCACATCCACTTAATTGACTTAATAGAATGCCACATAAAATTAGTTTTTTCATATTATCCACCTAGAATTTGTAATGCTTCTTGAGTATATTGTCTACGTTCTTCTAGTCCAATAGTACCACCATTAATAATTTTAGAAATTTTATCCCAATCACCTGCATCTGCATGAGCATTTAGATTGTGTGATTCCCAAAAGAAACAAGCTGATTGAACACAGCCTTCGAAAGTTTCTAGATAAGCTGGAACATCATCAATATTCATTTGAAGTGAATCTGCAAATGCTTGATAGTTGTCACGACCAGTCAATTGAATTAATCCTCTACCACAGAATTTAGCACCATCACCAGATGCTTCATCACCATTACCCATACGATTAGCATATGCACGATTAGCAATCATGTCTGGCTGATGGGCATATTGTTCTGCGATTTCATGTGTAGGAAAATGACTTGGCCATTGATGCAACAATGACTCAGCTTTATAATTCAAATTCTCTTTGATTGCAGTATACTTACCCGATTCTACTTTAGTTTCACCCATGAATGCCGCGATTCTATTAGGTGTAGTAATATCATAATCTGGTAAGCAATTGTTCAATGCTTCTACCCAATGTTCTGCATATTGATTATTTCCAATAATTGCTTGGAATTGTTCTATTGAAATTGTCATTATTTTACTCCATCAAAAACTTTTTTGTTGTCTGAATACCATTCAATGAAGCCATCTAGTTTGGCTTGACATTCGTAATATGTACCATAATTAGTATTTACTGTTAAAAGTAAATTACTTAGTGTCGCTTGATCCATTTCCTGTAGATCCGGACAAGGTATCATCAATGTCTGAGGCGCTTCTGGAAATTTGATTATGAGCGGCTCTGTTGTGCAACTCGATAGCAATAGGAGGAAACTTACACTCAGCATCAATAACTTGAGCGTTTTGTTGAATACTGTTAGCATTATTTTTCACCTTTTCTTTAATACGTTGAATCTTTGTTACAGTTTTTGTTTCAATTTTAGTTTGAATTTGTTGAGATTTATTTTCAGCATCAGAAATCTCTTGTTTTAATTTAGCAACTTCATTACGATGCATCATCTCATTACCATAACTACCTTCAAGATATACACCAATAATAAGAATTATATATCCTAAAATCTTTGGTAATTTACTATATGGTGATGTGATTGGAAAATATTTAAATAATATTCCCATCACTAATGATACTGCTCCTAATAATACAATTGCATGAACAGCTAATTGATACCATGTGTCTGGTATTAGACTTAATAAAAACATCATTTATTCCTCACTTCATTGGTGGTGTTCTTCTACCCATTGATATTAAGATTGGTCTACGCTTTTTCTTTTTCATATTAACAGCAGTAGCACTTACTGGATCAGTAGAAGTATTTGTACCTGTAACATTAGTTGGTCCAGCAGAACCGCCTCCAACTGCACCACCACTCATTTCATTGATGAACATTTTAAATGATTTCATCTGCAATTCCATTTACGTAGAGATTTATTGATTCTTGAATCTGGATCTCGTGCAGTTTCTGCCGATGTTAATCTAGATTTCATTCCCTTCATTCTTGCACAGAATGATTTTCTTCTTTTGGCAGATTTACTTCCAGCTTTTAATTTTGATGGTGGTGTTGTAACTGCTGTTGACAATTTTGAACCAGGATGTTCTTTTCGATATGATGCTACACCTTTACGATTCAGTCCACCTTCTGGATTTTTACCTTCTTTTCTTTTCCATGCGGCAGATTCTTCAATTGCTTGTTCATTAACATCAATTTCTTCTTTTGTGCATGAGCCTTTAGAATATGGTTTCTTACCTGGAACAGGTTTATATCCAGTCCAACATCTTTCACCAATATATTGTTTAAATGTTTTCATTATAGATTCCGTAATATATTTGCGACATTCATATCAACAGGAATTTTATCAACAACGATTACTTTTCCGTTAATACTTTTTAATGACTCAGGCAATAAGTTGAGATATAATAAAAATGTCTTTAAGACATCATAATCTTTCTCGTCCACTTTGTAGAACAATATTCTCGAAGTAGCTTCTGCACCAAAGACATTATTCAATAAAATGATATGATTTAAAATGAGACGTTCTTTAAGAGTTTTTGTTACTTTATATCTTCTGAGTAATCTCTTTAGATATTTTGTTCTCTTTAAGTCACCTTCAAACTCTGACATAATACAGTTAGGCGATTCATACGCCTTAACTGCATATATCATAAACGTCTCATCATTCAAATCATCAATCATAATATTAATAAACTACTATAGACCAGAGAAGTATGTTTGTGAGTTACTTGTATTACCTGACAATGTATTAGCCGCAACTGGATTAGATAATGCAACAAGCACTTCAGTTTGTACACGACCTGCACGACCACCAGTACCTGTGATAACTTCTACCCAACCAGCATGTGCTACTGCACCTTGTGCTAAGTTTGCTGATGAATATCCATTAGGGAATACTGCATTAGCTAAACGAGTATCTGTTACTAAAACAGTATTTTTGTTATAGTTAACTTCAGATGTTTTGTTTGTATTGTATGTAATTCCAGTATCAAACTCAATAATTGTACCACCTGCTGTAGTATTGAATGTTGGATTTGCAAGAGTGATATTATTACCACTAATATACTGAACTGAGTTGTTAGATGCGTAAAATCCTGGAACACCATTGCCCGCAAGACCTGTACCAAAATATACATACTGTCCTACTGATACACCAATGTTGGCAACGTTATTGCCAAAACCATCATTGTATACCAATGTTACAATTGTATTACCTGATGTTGTAGTATTTGCAGTTGCTAAACGAATAACTTCTCTAGTCTGTCTTTCTTGACTGAATCTTGGTTTAGCTACCGCTGAATCTGTATTTCCCCATGTTGGCATTTCTATCTCCTTTAATTGCCTATACTGCTATTTATTGTTATTTTTTATCTGACTTCTTATCGTCTTTTTTGTCTTTATCTTTGTCTTTGTCTTTACCTTTAGTGATATCAGGTTGACCAGGACGATTACGCATCATTGGGTCTAATTCAACAACATCTCTGTCTTGACCCGTTAATGTTCTCCCACCAGATAAAGTTGCGGCAGCCTGAGGTTTATTCTCACTTTTAGATTTCTCTTTATCGTCAGGTTTTTCCAACTTTGGTGCTTTACCATAAACTCTTGCTGGATCTTTCTCTTCTTTATCTTTATCATACATTTCTTCAGACATACTTTTCTTATGTCCTTTGACAATGCTTTTAATCAATTTGAATGCTCTGCTTCTTTCAGATACACGAGTTAATGTGCCTTCTGGTTCATCATGTAATACTGACTCTTTTTGAGTTTGTAATGCATGTTCTTTCCATTTACGGAAAGCATCAGTTCTTGCTTCTGCGGCTTTCTTTTGTTGGTCAACATACTTAGGATTGATACCTTTAGACATAAGATACTTATCAATCAATGAGTAATGTTGTTTTACTGCATCAGTCTCATACATTCCACCAGCACCAGACCACTCATAATTACTTTCTTTTTGCATTTTTTGAATATGTTTTTCATGATGCTTTTTGATTGCATTTATGATTTCTGATTTTGTTGCTTCTGGATGATGGAAGTATTTGTATCTAACTCCAACCGCATCATCATCACCATGATGCACGCCTTCCCAACCACCTTCATCATGTTTACTTACATAACCGATAATTTTTCCATTATGTTTAACATCCGATTCATCAATAGATTCAATTTCTTCTTTAGCTAACTTAGATACTGCTTTTTCTATTCCTTGTTGTCTTTTGTTGAGCGTTGTTGCCATTCTATGTACAGATTTTTTTTGTAAATCCCTCATAATATCGCTATTTTTTCCTGTATATTTTCTAGCAGAAACATGTGCTATACCATGTGCAGTATCTGCCGCACTTCTACTTGCACTTGTAACATATGAACCTAAAGTTTTCTTTGATAATTCATCAAGTTCTTCAACTTCTTCCTTTTTAAGTTTAGTATTCAACTTTTTATCAGATGGACTATTTGTTGTATTTGCATTAGAAACGAAAACAGATTGTGAACCACAACCAGCATCCATGTTAGGATCTTTGCCTTCGTTAGTTTTCTTGCGGTCATTAACATTTCTAGCTGTTGTGATATATCCACCATATGCATTATCGTGTCTATCTTGGGCACGAGATGCCGCGGCACGAGTTTTATATCTACCAACTACACGTTGTTGTTGACGATGATAAACTTCCCAAGGATGAGTTTCATCTGTAACTTCTTCATCTAAATCTCTAATCTCAACTTCTTCTTGTTTAGTACGAGTTGATGCCCAATTTTGATACTCATGACTTCTAGCTAAAGCCGCTTTCTTTTGTTGGTCAACATACTTAGGATTCTGTCCTTTAGCTAACAAATAGTTGTCGATAGAAGACTCTTGAATGCCAGCCTTTGCTGACCAAGGATCTTTAGGATCAGTACCAAATGTCTCTTTGACCTTTCTTGCGGCCTTAAGAAGTTTTTCAGATGTCATTCCAGCTTTACCCAACATATTAATTTCCTTTAGTCAATGCTTTGTATAAAGTTTCTTTTGCTAATTGTTCAGCTAAAGTTGGTTGTTTAACTTCAGTTTCTTCTTTATGCATTTTATTTAAACGTTCAACTTCCCACTTAGCTGTATCATGAGCATCTTCTTTATCATCATAGTGATGTGATACTTGGTCTTCACCATTGTGTTTACCATCTGTATAATGATGAACTTGATAATCATTCCATTGAGAATCATGTCTTACTTCAGCGTGATGTTTTTGTCCTTCACCATAAGTTTTAATTTTACGAGTGCCAGCAGTTGGACTTACACGACCCTCTTCAATTGTTTGAACGAACTCATTGAATGACCATGTAGATGATTCTTCTTTTGTATATTTCTTAGCGGCTTTAATTACACCAGTATTACGTTTAGATAATTGTGCTTTCAATTTAGCACGTTCTTTTGGATCAGTTGTTGCACTAATCTTTTTGTGTAATTCGTTACCTTGAGCAAAAGATTTGTGTACATATGATTGTAATGTGTCTTTTGACAATTCATCCAATTGATTGAACTCTTCTGATTCCATGAATGCTTGTAAATCATCTAAGTCATATTGGTCTAAATCAATTTCAACTTCTTCTTTCATAAGACCATGCATTTTTTTCAAATGCATTAATCCTTTTTTAGTGGTAATTGTATGCATGGCATTATGTTCTGCATCACCGAATGTTGGATGTACAGATGAATGTACTTTTTTATTATTATAGAAAAAATGCACATGATGAGGACCTGATAATCCTTTATCATCTGTATGATGTACAACAGCAGAAATGACATTATCTTTGGTGTTGTGCATAATCGCTTCAATTTTTCCCTTATGTTTTTTTAATTCAGCATTGACATTAGGATGAAATTGTGAAAACTCAGAATCTTCAAAAATTTCAACTTCTTCAGATTTCATGCAATCTTTTTTAACCATTTTCTTAACTAGTTTTTTATCTTGTGCTTCATCTGGATGAACTTCTTCAGAACCAGCCGCTTCTGCTTTCAATTTAATTTTGAAACTAGAATGTTGATTCTCTTTACCACCTTTGATACGACCAGCTAATGTGTCGGTTGTTTTCTTTTCTGCGTCAATAGCTTCTTCTAATGCTGATTCATCAACAACATAATCCTCTTGCATTGCTAATTTAGTAGCAGTAGCATACATTACGTTTTTCCAACGAGCACCATATTTTTTCTTGAATTCAGCAGTTTTGCCTTTCATAGACTTAACGATTTTTTCACGTTTAGTTTTTTGTGAATCAGACATATCTTTTTCTTCGTCCATGATTTCATCTAGGACTTCTGATTTCTTGTCACCCATTGATTCAATTAATTTATTTCTGAAATTTGCATAGAAGTCATTTTCTTCACCATAAACTTCGTGAGTTACTCCACATGCTTTCATGAATTTGTGATGGTCAAATCTTGGATTTTGTTGTGCAAAAATTGCGGCATGGTGACCAGCTAATTCTTTACGTTTGTCATGACTATCATGGGCACGAATTAAATCTGCAACCATTTGGAAGTCTTTGCGTGTTGCGGCTTCTTCGATTTGCTCTAAGTCAACTTCTTCATATGTTTTTTTATAATGAGCATGAATATCATTTTTTGATACATTATGTTTACCAATCTCTCCAGCTTTTTTAGCGGCCTTTACTACTCCATGAGAGCCGTATCGATTGGCAATATATTGAGATGTTTTTTGGACTTGACCTGGTTTATCAGTAGGTGCTCTTGACATTCTAGCCGCATATGCATCTGAAGATTTTTTCAATGAAATTTCGTCTAATTCCTCAACTTCTTCTTTATATTCAGTACCATAAGTACCTTTATGTGTACGAACTGAGTCTTGTCCTTTGATGCCAGTACCTTTTTCAGCACGTTCATCTTCTTGCTTATCTTTGATTGCTTGTAATTTTTTGCGTCTAGCAATCGCTTCTGCATCAGGAGCCGCAGGTTCAACCTTAGCTTCCAATACAGAATAAACTGCATTAATCATTGATTGAGACACTTTATCTTTCACCCACATATTAATTCTCCTGTTTCTTTTTCTTTTTGTTAACTATTGTTTTAATGTTATATACTGGATCTTTGTAAGTCACAAGTGCTTGATTGTTGCCACCACCACCTAATACGCCACCTAGTCCAACATCTATTGCACCTGGATCGTCAATTGCTTCTTTTACTTTTGATTTTCTTATGTCTTTGAAGTTTTTGCGAAGTCCATCTGCGGTATCTTCTAAAATGTATTTATCATTTGATTTCTCTACATTTTCACTATATCCTGGATTACCTAAACCAGCACCTGCGGCCGCACCTTGAGCACCTGCTCTACTATCAAATTCAGGTCCCATTCCTGGTGTTCTAATACGTTGATTTGGTGAAGAAATCCATTTAGATTTCTTAATTTTTTCTTTTTCTTTATCTTTAGTAAAGTTGGGCTCTTTTGGTGGTGGATTAATCTTCAATGTAGGTTGTGATGATTCATATGTTCTGAATGCAAATCCAGAATTACTTTTAACATCACCATCTTTAACCGAATCTACTTTACCAGCTTTTCTCAACATTTGCATTGTAGGAGAATTGTTTTCAGCATGGACTTTTCCTAACTTAGGACCAACTTTCTTAGGTTTAAACTCTAAGTATGGTTTATTTGATTTTGTTGCGTTGATATCACTTTTCAATTTATCAATGGAGTTCTTGACTTTATCGTCATTAGCTTTCTTCTGGTCTTTTAGTTTTTGAATGTTCATTTTAACTGAATTGATATTACCAGGAGTAATTAGTTTTTTTCTTTTCACAATACCTTTTTGTGAAATATTATCAACATTACCTTTAACTAATGTTCTATCTGCTTCTTTTAGGAAATCTCTTTCCCAAAGAATTGTGATTTGTTCATCTAAACTAATTCTGCCATTATTCATCATCCAATTAATTGCATTTTCAGACAATGATTTTGAATCTAAGAATTCATTGATGTGTTCATATGCATCAGTCAAGCATTCTTCTAATACCAAATCATCTCCATCATTAATGAATAGATTGAAGTCTTCAAATGTATTATAGAATTTAACTTTATTTTCTTGTGCTTTTGCCCATTTCTCATATCGAATAGACTCTGCAAACATACGTTTTAATGTTTGATTACGTGCTTTGCTTACATCATTTGATGTTTCAACGTAAACCATCATCGTAGAATATCCTAGTTCTTCTAGTTCTTCTTTGATTGATTCAACACGTTCAAAGTTATCTGCTGTACATGAAATAACTAATGGTGAGCGATTACGAATTGCTTCTCTACGGAAGTCATTGCTTTGTTCTGATAGTTTTTGTTTGTCCATCAAGTAATCGTGTGCTTGAACAGAATTTAATTCCACTGCACGTTTTTCTGCAATACCTTGACGAACAACAATATCTTTGCCTGAGCCTGGTCCACCTGCAACAAAAATTGCTTTGAATAATCCTCTATCAACATTTTCGTTGATGCCCATACCTCTACGAGTGTCATCATACATTCTTTTTGATTGAACATGTGACATTGTGCTTGGAACTAACTTTCTGAATTCAGAATAGTTTCCATCTTCTGCATGTTGTCTCATCTTAGTAGCAGAAACACCTTCAACACCATTTGACTTTGGATCACGAGTACCAGCAGATTTTACTTCAATTTTATCGAAGTTATGATATCCAGCCTTACCATTATTCTTTTGTAAAATATCATTGTAGTATTTTACTCTATCTGCGCCAGCAACCATAATTAAATGTTTATGTCCAGCATCATTTAATTTCTTAGCATATTTAAGAAATGTTCTGCATTCTTTTGATGATGTTTGAATGTTTGCATCTGGAAAACAATGTTTTGCATGTTTAACTTTAGCATCTAATGCAACTGGATTGTTTTTAGAATCTTGAGAGTGTGACAATACGATATGATGGTCTACATCTTTTTCGTCAGCCAATTCTTTAACTTTGTTTACTAGTTTCTCATGTCCAGCAGAAATAGGATTCATGCGACCAAATGCCATAACAACTGGATTCAGTTCTTTTTCTTTTTCTTCTGCTATTTGTAAAAATGATTTCATTTACTTCTGCCTAAAAAATTTCTCTTGCTAAATTCGTGTCTATGAATTAATTTATTTGTTTTACCATTATAATGAAATACATATCCTTCTGGATTTGCTGGTTCACCATTATGCATATGGTCATAATCTTGATGCTGATTTAATGTTGATACTAATACATTTTTTGCATTTTGTAAATGCTTATGCATCTTTAATAAATTATCATAATGTTGTTTATTTGCTTTGATATGAGAAATATGTCCATCTAATTCTTCTCTTTTAGCATTTTTAGCTTTATCAGTTTTTAATTTTTCAGTCATACTATCATATTTTTTAGAGATATGATTGATTAGTCCTTTATGTGAAGGCTCTTCATCACTCTTAACTGTATGATTTATATATGTCTCTAGATGTCCACCATTTCCTTGATGGCGTTTAGTTCCAGCATACATTTCTGGTCCAAATTCATCATGAATATCTATGGCAGATTGAAGATGGTCATCAAATTCTTTCTGTGATTTTTTTCCATATGAAACTTTAGATGTATCATATGATGGATTGATATGATGAACATCATCATGGGCTTTGAAATTATTGAAATCGACATCATGATTGGATTCCATTTTAGAAATAGTATCACCTTGATATCTTGAATGTGTAACAAGTCCTAATTTTGATTTCTTTACTTTTTCTACATCTTGACCTTTCGGAACATAAGTTAGTCCCGAAAAGTTTGGTGCCATAGTAACATCTTCTTTGAGAGTTTCATCTTTACCATACATGAAATCGCCTTGATATACACCACTCTTTGGTGCAATTTTATGTAAATGTCTTAATGCATATTTTAATTTACTAGCAAGATTTGGTGTATTACCATGATTTCTATCAACATCATGTTCAGTATAGTTTATTTTTGGATTCTTATTGAATGCTGATTTAGTAGCAACAAAGAATTGTTTAGTCTCTGGATGACGACCATAGATGATAGATGGTGATCCATCAAACTTTGTAGAAAGTTCTGATGTGTGTTTTTTTGCTTTGATGTGTTTGTGTGCGCCAAGTAGTGAATCCACTGCTTGATGAAAGCCTACTTCACCAGATTGGAGAGGTCTATCTTCAACATGAGTGATGTGTTTATTCTGTTTAGCTTCTTCAATTAAGAATGATTTAAAAGATAACATAAATTCCTCGAAAATACAATACGCTGTGATTGTTTAATTATTTAGTATTGAATTAATTTATCTATGATATCTGCTATTGAATAATTGGGTTCAAATCCTAATTGTTTAAGTTTTGTGACATCTAATACCATATTCGTTGCTTGCACAACTTTATGGAAATCAGCAGTTTCTATTGACAACATTTTTGATTTTGAGTTAGATTTCTCGATTGCGTATTTGATTAAAGAAACAATTGTCCAAGAAAATCCATTACCTATGTTATAGATTTCATTAGTGTTTCCTTTTTCCATCACCAATTTAATTGCATCAACAGCATCATCAACATAGATATAGTCTCTAAATGCTTGTCCACCATCATATAATGACACATCTTCATTATTCTTAACGAGATTAATCATGTATTGAAGTGCGTTTTTCTTCTTAGATACTTTTGTATCAGTCTCTCCTAATACATTAGCAAGTCTAAGAATGCGATATTTAATTCCAAATGTTTCGCAATATGAGATTAGTAATTGTTCTGCGGCTCGTTTTGTGATGCTATAGAATCCCTTTGGATCACAGTATGAATCCTCTTTGGCTGGAAGAGGAACATTACCATACACAAACCAAGAACTAACAAAATTGAACGTGACATCTTTTCCCTTACAACTTTCAAGAGTTTTAATTAATGTGGTTAAATTTGTATCAATGTCCAAGTATGGATTTGTATGCACATTATAGTTGTCGATAGTTGATATGAAATAAAGCACATTATTAGACTTTACTTCATAATCATTTCTATCATTAACTATAACATTGGGTGTCATTTCACAGAAACGACCACCCACAAATCCAGCACCTAATACATTTACTTGTTCCATGCAATACAAACTTTCTCAATGTAATTCAAAATGTTTTCATTATATAGTGGTGAACATCCTAAGAAGAACACATTACTTAATGCTAGATTAGAATTTGGATATTGTTGATAGTCATCAAGATGTCTATATCCAGGATGCATCAGAATATTACCAGCAAAGTAATTACGAGTTTGAATCTTATTATCTTCAAAATATTTAACTAATTTTTCTTTATCTGCTTGGGTTTCACAATAGATTGGCACACCAAACCATGATGGATCAGCATTAGGAGTAGCATTAATTACTCGTGCTTCTGGAATATTATCTTCAATGAACTTCTGAATTCTATTCTTATATGTTCTACGTGATTCTTCTAAGAAATCAAACTTCTTCAATTGCTCAATACCAATAGCACCTTGCAAATCAAGAGGTTTTAAGTTATAACCCATATTTGAGAATACATATTTGTGGTCAATGATTCCATCATATGAATTTAACCAGTTATCAAATCGTTTTCCACATTGTCCACATTGCAATAGATTATTTGATCCAACACAGTAACATGCTCTACCCCACCACGCAATACTCCGTGAGGTATCGATAAATTCTTCATAATTAGAGCATACCATCCCACCTTCACCAGTACTGATGTGGTGAGCAGGATAGAATGATGTTGTCCATGCATAGTAGTAATCAGTAATCAGATTACCATTCCATAATGTACCTAATGAATCACAATTATCACCCAATAAGATAATCTCATGTTTATCGCAAATATCAATAATTTTATCCATATCTGGTGGATTACCCAACACTGGTGATACAAAGATTGCTCGTGTTTTTGGTGTAATCTTTTCTTCAATCTTATTCACATCAAAGTTTAATGTATTCATTTCAATATCAATGAATACTGGAGTTAATCCATTCTGTGAAATTGGTGCAATTGTTGTTGGAAAGCCAACTGGAGATACAATGATTTCATCACCATCTTGCCAATTGAATTGCTTCTTCATTGCAGTAATCAACACAAGGTTTGCAGAACTACCTGAATTGACCATCAATGAATGTTTGACATTGAATCGTTTGCTGAATTTCTTTTCAAATTGAGCAACACGTTCACCAGAAACTACCCATTTACCATTTAGAATAGAGTCGATTGCGGCATAGATTTCATTATGGTCCCAAAGTTGTCCAGAATACTGAACAAAGTCACCTTCTTTATAGTCATCATAATTTTTGATGTATTTTGGATTAGCAGAGTTTGCTAATAGACTAATCATTTCTTGAGTCAAATTATTAGATGCATTATTTTCCATTATTTTTTCCTGACGTATACCATTTAATAGTTTCTTTTAGGCCTTCTTCTAAAGTGTATTTTGGTTCATAGCCTAATTCTTTTTTTATCTTTGAGCAATCGATAGAATATCTTCTATCATGTCCTGGTCTATCTTTTACATATTCTATCATAGTTCCAGAGATATTCATAGCTTTTAGTATCATCTTTACCAAATCAATATTGGCAACTTCTTCACCGCCACCAATATTATATTTCTCTCCAACAACACCTTTACGAATCACCAACTCTAATGCTCTACAATGATCCTCAACGTACAACCAATCACGAACATTTAATCCATCACCATAAACAGGAACGTTCTTTCCTGCTAATATACTCTTAATGATTGTTGGAATAAACTTTTCTGAATGTTGATTTGGACCATAATTGTTTGAACAATTGGTGATGATTGTAGGAAGTCCATATGTTTTTCCATATGCTTCTACAAAGTGGTCTGATGATGCTTTTGATGCTGAATATGGACTATTAGTTTGATACTGAGAATATTCAGTAAAACTATGTTGGTCATCTAATTCAAGACTACCATAGACTTCATCTGTTGATACATGAATGAATTTATCAAGAGAATCTAAATTCATCGCATGATTTAATAGATTAACTGTGCCTAAAACATTTGTCATGATGAATGGACTAGAATCTTTGATTGAATTATCAACATGAGTTTCTGCCGCAAAGTTCACAATAACATTTGGTTTATAATGTTTGAATACTTTTTGAATAGTTTCAAAATTTGTGATATCTACTGGTTCAAATGCAATACCAAATTCTTCAATTAGTGGTGCAATATAATTATAATTTGATGCATATGTTAAACTATCAACACAAACAACATCATCATTAAATTTTCTTTTTAGATGATATAGAAAATTACTTCCAATAAACCCAGCACCACCAGTAACTAAAATCATAAATCAACTCCATAATGTTTTGCCACTCCATGTTTTCCATGGAAACCTAAACTCTTACCTAACCAAGGTGAACCCATATTATGTTCAATACTAAATCTGTCAGCAATTTCATTTGTTGCAAATTTAATATCATAAACTTCTTGAAGTTCATCTCTATATATCTTGCAAATAATATTGTCTTCTGGAACTACTTTATCACCTTTTCCATCAATCACATAATATCTAGAATCACCTAAATCATAATTAATTGATTCATATCCAATGTCCATAGATAACATTGCATCATATAGTTTACGACTTCTTAAACAGAAACCACCATTACCAACTCCACCATTTGGCCATCTTGCGCCAATATAATCATAATTGAGAAATTCATCAGTCCATGCATCAGCATTAATTGCAAATCCATCAGCATGAATGATTAAATTAAAATCTTCTACTGCAATATGTGGAACCAATTTTAATGTGATGAAATTGTATTCATCAGTATATCTTTTAAATCTTTTGATTTTTGTCCATTGTACATCAATATTTAAAAATTGTAATCTTTGTGCCGCATTTTCTGGCATAGGAATATCAGAGAACCAATAAACTTTTGACACACGAATGCCAGCATGATGTAATGTCTCTTCAGTTTTTAATAATGCTTGAATTGTTGGTTCATATGTGTATGCATCAATACATGTTATACTAAGTGTTTTATTCAAAATCGTACCTATCAACAGATGTACCTGCACTATGAGAATATTGCAATACATCTTGTCCCATGAAATTATGATAATTTTCTAATAGACACACATCATCGTGTAATCCTAAATCGCCAATAGAATCGAACCAAACATATTCTAAGTCTTTGTCACAACGAGAAACTTCATTCAATGACAATGTCCTATTAAAGAAATCAATTTCAGTAAAGTACATTTGTGTGCCATATGTGACATTATTACCCCATTTCGCAGTTACTGCTTTCTTACCTGTTTGTTTACATTTAGTAATCACATCATGATAATCTAAGTCTGGTTTATTATCATAAGTCACTTTCATAAAGTATTTGAAATCACCTAAAAACTTTAATGCATTGTGAACAGAAGTCAATTCTGCAACGCCATGATTTGTTGTTCTATTTGGTAACCCATTGATTTGAAAGCTATTATTACTATCATAAACATAAGCATGAACATATTTTTGAGTTTCTTCATCAATTGTTGAGTGTGATGCAAGCACAACATGATGTCCTGCTTCGAATAATCTCTTACAGATTACTCGTGTCATTTTTCTTTTTTCTGCTTCAAAGTTACCGCCACAATAAGATGTGACAATTATTGCTGTATCATTCTGCATAAGTTTCCCTTGGTAAGTACCAACGATTGTCTTGTCCTGGATGCATATCGTACCATTTTGGATCTCCACTTCCAATCCAACATTCATAATCAAATCGATGATGTGGTTGTCCTGCAAATTGTGGTACATAATTATTTGATTCTGGAGTATCTAATCTTCTACACTTGCGTAGATATGATGATTTCGCCCAAAAGAAAGTTCCAGCATAAAATGGATATGGTGGATTATTAAGATATGCACATCCTACAGTATCATATCCTTCATCTAGTTTTGCAACACAATCTTTCCAACGTTCGATATTCCAGTATTGCATATATCTACGCCAATTTTGATGTGGTCCATCTGAATGTGAGATACCTTTACTTGTGATGTTTAACACATAGTAATCCCAATTTTGATTATGTGCATCTTCTTGTATACGATGAATAGTTGTTGCTTCATACCATTCTTTATAAGATTCATCAAAATGTTCATAATATACATTGGTTCTATCTTTCCATCGTTCTTTCAACCAATTATAACTATCAATATTATAATGACACATAACATTTACTTCATCAACATTATCAATTAATTGAGTTGATTCTAATAATTTAACTTGCTCGAATAGAATATCAAATCCTCTAGGAGTGATATCCATTGCGTGTATATAAACTTTAATCTTCATTTAGTGGATCCAAATTCCATTCATGATTGAACATAATAATTTTACCTTGTCCTTGCATTGCATAGAAAGGTGTTGTGTGTAGTAGTCCAACTGAACCATAAAAGTAATAACGTTTCTTATCATCATCAATTGCAGATGCATAATGAGATGTTCCAGTATCACCACCAATGTAATGACTACACTTAGCAATGTAATGTAGATTTTGAATTAAATCTGTTGAGATTGCAAACTTAGTTGGTTTGATGTTGAAGTTTAGTCCTGGTGCAACACATAGAATCTTACCATAATCATCATACTTTTCTTGCTCATAATGATTAATGATGTCTTGTAACATCTCATTTGACCAATTTCGATATGTATTGTATGGTGCATCCATGACTGGTGCAATACAAATCAACTTTTCTTTAAATACATTAATATTTAATTTGATGATATCACCAGTCTGTGACCTAATTTCCCATAAGTTTGCACCAGACATCATTGGATCTAGTATTGCTGTACCAGGTTCTTCTGATAGAAATCCACGCTTAACTAGAAAGTCTCTAAAGTCTTTACAATGTTGTCCTTGTCCTAAAGACCTATCTGGCACATAAAATTGAACATCACCATATAAAGGTGGATGCTTTCTCAGGTGCCACAAATAGTTTAATAGTGCAATCATGTCACCATTACGCAATGTACTAAAATTATATGGCTCAATATTAATAATCATATTTAAAATCTCGAATGTATTTTAACTTTGCTCCTCTATCTTTATAATAGTGCAAGTCAAAATCATGTTCAACTGGAAGTCCTTGCCATGTTCGCATATCTTCATCCCACAAGACATACAAATCTTTCTTCATTAAGTCAGCAAGAATACCAATTCCTGTGAATGTTGTAACGAATGGATTAGGATTATATTTAATCAAAGCACAATTATACAGTAAATCATTATTGTAGTCAAGATAGACTGCTTTATTTCTATCAATAATGCCAGAACTCTCAATGAGATTGGAATATCTACGAGTATCTACATCTGGCGCATCTTTAGGTGACCATCTATCACCAACAATCATCTTTTCTTCATGATAATCAATATCTAATTTAGGAATTTGCAATTTAAAGTCATCATCGTTATAAAGTGTAAACCCATATGTTTTATTGAAATAGTTGAGATATTGTCTATTTGCAATAGGTGCTTGTGCATTACCTTCAGTTGTTCCAGTATCATCGAGGATAGCACCATTCATGTAGTTAAACTTTTGTTCTCTCCAAAAGAAAACTTCTTCAATCATATCTTGTGCTAATAGTAACTCTTTGATTCCTTTGAATCTTTCAAGTCTATCACAAATTGAAAATGATAGTTTTTGACCAGTTGCTTTATATAAAGCCGATAGTGTAGGAAGACAATGTGCAAAGTCTCCTAAATTATGTATTCTAGGTGAGGCTACGCTAATCATGCTAACTCATTAAATTTTTTAAAGATTATAAACCAGTCTGAAGGATCAACATAATGCAATTCGCTATCCTGTGGACTACTTAAGAATGACATCAACAATAATGTTTGGTCATCATCAATCAATCTATGACTGAGTAATACTGCTAGGCAATTCGTCATACGACTCATTAAATCTACCCATTTGTGTGTACCTGCAACAATATGACATCCCATAATATAAACATCACCAGTGTAGATTATTTCATCAATTGGACGCTCTGGTTCAATTGTTCTGATATTGAAATAATGAATCTTTTCTTTATCAAAATCATATGACCATTCTTTGCTTGATGGGATAGTATTAGGATTTCTGCAATAACCAAAATCAATCCATGCAGTTAAATCTGTCTTGATATGACCATTTGTAATTGCATGTGATACATAATATGATTTAAAAATATTCACTAGAACATAATCTGTGTGCCAATATTCAATCAATTGTGGATTATCAACTTTGCCATAATAGTTTGGATCATTCATGATTTCTGTAACTTTATCACGAATTTCATCAAATCCATTTGGAAGATAACTAGGTAAAACAACGACTGTAGTTTGTTCTTCTAGTCCAGCATCTTTTCTGATATTGTAGATTCTTTCAGCAAAATCTTGTGATGTGTATATCACCATATCATTTTTTAGTTGGGCAAGATTTTTAAAATATTCAAAGTATGTGTCCACACTTCTATGTTGATAATGTGGTAATACTCTACCATGTTTCTCATTAGGTAGATTTCCTCTACCAATATCAAAGAATGCAGTTACTACTGTTATATTTTTATCCATATTTTCTCTCAATCAAATTTTTCCATGCTGGAACTCTATTATATTGATGAACCATAACATACTTATCACCACTTGGTGTATACACAAACTCACCATCAAATGTAGGTTCACCACATTTCAAATGTGGTCTAAACTTATCAATCTTAGTTGGATCAACTGTTGTGCCACATTCACATGCCCAGTTTATATCATGTGAAATGAAATGTGTCATATAAAAATATGGCTTTAGTCCCAACAACACATTGACTGCGGCTTGGTCTGGCGTTGGATTATTGATTCCTCGACATAATAATGCAACATTCAATGAGAACTCTTTGAATGATTCAAAATCACCAGCCATTGATCCTGCATTATAAATTTGATTGTCTTTCATTGTTTCATAAACATCTGGACCAAAACAATCAATTAAATTTTGTCTTCCCCAATCTTCATTTTTGTACTCTAATCCTTCTGATGCATAAAACAAACTTCCATCTAATCCATATACATCTAACCAATCAGATGGATTGCTTTGAAATACTACGTCAGCACAATCAGTCGAAATTACATATCGAATACCACTTTGTTGTTTTAGATATTGCCAATAAAAATAATGTCTGAGCATTGGAACTTGATATGTTAATCCCAATTCAAATTGATAACCAGTATCATTATAGTTTCTATTTGTTGATGTTAAAACAACTTCAATTCCATTGTCTTGAAGTTGTTTGATTGTATCATCTTTAATATTGAATGCGATGACAACTTTTCTACCAGTAAATCCACTTCGATTTAGTGAGTTTACCCAATATTTAAGTTTATCATATCCATATTCTGATACGGCTGTGATGACTAAATCTTGCATAGTTGCTTTCCTAAATCTTCAAATATCTGTTTATAATTAAATGGTCCAATTTTAACATTCAATTCATCACACAATTTTGTATTATCTAAAACAAATTGTCTATCTAGTTGCCAACCAGTTTTATTGATTTCTCCACCATAAGTATATCCTTTGACGAGTGATTCTGCAATAACACTAATTGGTAGTGCAATTCCTGAACTGAGATTGAATACTCCAAATGGCTTTACTTGACATATCTTTTCAATTAATGTCACAGCATTCTGTATTGGTAAAAAGTCTCGTCTTACTGCATCTGAAATGGTGAAGTCAATTATTCCTCTATTGACTAGATTTGTCATACAATATCCAACAAAAGAATCTCTACCATATTCAAATCCAAATATATTTGAACCTCTTAAGATAGTAATATTATTACCATAATTTGCAAGTAGTTTGAATTCTGTATTTAATTTATTTTCTGAGTGGAAGTCATATGGACGAACTTCTGAATTTTCAGAATAACTCATAAAATGTTTACTATTACCATACACTTTACTAGTAGAAAGCATCACATAATGACATCCAGCATCACAGGCCTTACGACCAACATACCAATCGACATCTATCTTCTCTCTGTATTTTTGAATCTTATAAAGAGGATTTAATGCACAATTCACAACAACATCATACTTTGTGAAATCTACATCATTAAGTTTTTTATATGAAACTCTATCATATTTTTTTAGATTACTTCCGATGAAACTATTTTCACCTACGACTAGGACTTTCTCCATGGTAATTTACCTTTATAATAATCATTTAATTTCATATTACCTTCAATAAAGAATTCTTTAGTGACTGATCCTTCATTTCCTGCAAGACGATAGTTGACTGTATATTTTCCAGTACAGTCAAATTTATTAAAATGTTGTGCAATAGTAGCAAAGAATACTCTATCTTGACCCCAACCACCATGCCAAACACTTGCAATCTTTGTCATTACATCACGTTTAACACAATAACAATTCGTATCTATGTGATAAGTATGTGTCCATGCTTGCCACTTGCCTAACGATTCGCAATCATCAGTACAGATGAATTTTCCATCTTTATCACAAATACTTCTTAATGAATAGCACCAATCTAAATTATTTTCTTCGATTGTTTCAACACATCGTTGAACATGGAATCTTTCTAAGAATACATCTTGGTCTAGAAACAGAACATAGTCTTCTTTGACAAGATGTGAGAATGCGGCATAGACTCTATGACCATAGAATCCATTTGCACCGACATTCTCGGGTAGATAGCAAACTTTTAGATTTGGATTGCCCATATAATCGCTTACAATTGTTTGGACTTTCCCAGAAAATTCTTCACCGTCACATACAACATAACAAGTTGTTGGATATGTTTGATTGAGAACACTTTCAATTGCGGTTCTGCACTCTGGAGAACCTGTCACTGGAATAATAACAACGGCAGACATATTAACCTCTAGTAAGTTTTAATACTTTCTCAATTTGTGCTTCAATGATTGGCTTACGATTTGGCCAATAGATATATTCTTTATCAGCAGTTGCGTATAGCTTCTGTAAGAATGGAATAATAATCTTTTCTACTTCATCCAATCTTGATTTGAAGTCATCAGCAGTTTCAGCAGTTTTGTTGATGACTGATTGATAATCTTCTTCTGATACGGCAGAAAATCCAAAGTCATCATCTGATTGATATTGCTTTAGAATTTCTGCACTATTTGTTGATAGTCCCATATTAATTTCTCTCAAAAAAAATATTTATCACACTTTAAAATCATCAAAAGACTTCTTAGTGTATGTGTTATTATTTTCTTTTGCTGGTGTACCAGAATCTGCAAGACCAGTTTGTGCTGATTGTTCAACATCAAATAATCGCATCTTCGCTCTATCAATACCCAACACAAATCTCTTATATGATGTTGGATCAGAATATCGATTCTTCAATTGTTTCACCATGATTTGACCAAGTGCTTCAAGTTCTTCTGATGTAACTAATGCAAACATCAAGTCAGCAGTTGCTGGCAAACCAAATGATTCAGAAGTATCTTCAAGACCAGGATCACTACTTGAGAATCCACTTCTTGTTGTTTGTGTTGCAGTTACAATCGGCACATTGAATTCTACTGCAAGTCCACGAAGTTCTTCTGCAATTGCTTTAACGTATGTGTATGAGTTCACATTAGCACCAGCTTTGATTCTAGCAGAACAACAGATATTCAAATAATCAATAAAAATGATATCTGGAATAAAATTCTTCTTTAGATTCAATTCGTTAAGAAGAGTTCTAAAGTGAATAGATGATGCAGATGCAGTTGGATATTCTTTGATAATCAATTTACCAGTTGTCATCTTACGAACTTTTTCTACTTTCTTTTCGTAAGTTTCTTTAGGCAATTCCATCAAATTATCAAGTGTGACATTCAATAGATTTGCATCAATACGTTCAGCAATTCTTTCTTCTGCCATTTCCATTGTGATATAGAGTACATTAAGACCCATCGTCATAGCACCAGCGGCAACATGACACATGAATAATGATTTACCTACACCAGTTCCTGCAAGAGCAACATTCAATGTTTTAGTTGGAAGACCACCTTTAGTAATCTTATTCAACATCTCTAAGTCAAATGGAATCTTAGATTCTTTTTTATGATAGAAATCATAACGAGAATCTGCATTCTCAAGATAATCATGACCAACATTAGAATCAAAACTGACGGCTAAAGCATCAGACAAAATCTTAGGAATTGCTCCTTTTTCATTTGCTTTATCTTTGCCATCAAGAATTGAAATTGAATTTAAGACTGCGTTATATACTGCCTTCTCTTGACAAAACTGCTCGGTTTTATCAATAAGCCAGCTAAGTTCAGTTTTTGATTCTTCACTAGATGCTGACGTAATTTCTGAAAGATAAGATCCACACTTCGATACTTCGTCATCTGTAAGATATTTCTTCTCTTGGATTTCCAAGGCAATTGATTCAATCGATGGTGAAGTGTTGTAATCATTAGTGAATTTCGTGATTTCATCAAAAATAACTTTTTCTGCTCTATCTGAAAAATATTCAGTTTTTATGAAAGGCAATACTTTTCGTAAATATTCATCATTAAAAATCAGATTCTTTAAAATCGTCTGTTCCAGTTTCATCCACAATATCCTGTTCTAAATTGCCTGACATGATTTCAACTAACAAATCACCAATGTAATTCTTGAAATCAATATCTTTTTCAAGTTTTTTCGCTTTATAATTCTCAGTACATTCTAACACATCATATGCGAAAAGTAAATACATCTCACCATTCTTTTCTTCAAACTTGACTTTACCATACTTAAAGATTGTATCTTTGTATTGACCATCAAGTAATCGAACATGAACTGTATCTTTATCTTCTTTTGGATAGATAAAACAGTAATCTAATCCTTCAATCATTTTACATTTCCTAAAGATGTTTTGACTTCATCTGAGAATTGCATTGAAAGTCCAGATGTGCTATATGCTACTGATGATGCGGCCAAGATTTCCATACCACGCATCATATTACCTTGAGCATAATTTAATGTCTTACTAGAAGCAACACCAATAGAACCAGAAACAGCTTCAACTGAATCGAAGTTAGCACCCAAGAAAATCACTTCCCATTTCTTATCTTCGAATGATTTTACTTTAGCTTTAATTGCTTCTTTGGTATATTCTTGTGAAGCATTTTCCCAACCATCAGTCATTACAACTAAAATTGTTTTCTTTGCATTATCCAATTCTGCTTGTGCCATAATTTTACCACAAGAATCATACAAAGGTGTACCTCCACGTGGTTGTACTTCTTGGTCACTGACAGGAATCCATTCAGATGCTTTAACATTACGGATAACATCATGTGATACGTTATCAAATACTGCAAGATGCACTTTATCTGATTTCTTTAATTTTCCAACATAAGCATTGATTGATCCAATTGCTTCATTCCACAATGTTTGCATTGAACCACTACGGTCTAATAAAATATATACATTCATTATTTGTCTCCATTTGTTGTGTCAATATCAAAAGTTTCATCGATATCAGTATCAGCAATCATATCACCAGTACCAATTCGATATTTGTTTTCGATAAAATCTAAGAATTTCTGGTCTCCTAAAATTGATGACCAGAATTGTTTTGTATTAGTATCGGCAAAGCGATGCTTTTCACCAATCTCACCTGTTTCTAAATCAACTTTAGAATACCAACCATTACTTGGTTTAACTACATGACCAGATTCTATAGCAAGATCCAAAAGACCAGACCAACGACTAATACCATTATCGAAAGTTACAGATACAGGTATCTTGGACTTTTCTTTAACATATCGAGATTTCTCTACATTGATAATAAAATTATAACCCACAACTTCAGTTCCATCTTTTTCTTGTTGACGACCTAAGATGAAAATATTATCTGCTGAATAGTATGAACCTGTACCACCACCAACAACATCTTTAGAATATAATTCCATTGTTTTGTATGTATGATTAACTACAATCATTGGAATATCTTTGATTGTTAGATGTGGTGTTACCATTCGGAATAATGATTTGATTTGTTTAGCACGAGTCATATCTGCAACAGTCTTACCTTCTAATGCATCATCAACTTCTTTCTTTGATGCAAGATTGCCAATAGAATCTACTACGATAATCAAATGGTCACCACGATTGATTTCTTTTAACTGTACCATAATATCAGATTTCAGTTGTTCGATATCTGTTAATGGTGAATGAACTACTCGGTCAGTATCAATGCCAAATGCGTCAAAATATGATTGTGGAGTACCAAACTCTGAGTCATAGAACAACATTGCGGCATCTGGATATTTGTCTAGATATGATTTTGCCATCAATAGACTGAATGCAGTCTTAAAGTGCTTTGATGGACCTGCCCACATAGTAAGTCCTGGTGTTAAACCACCATCAATCTTACCAGACAATGCAACATTGATAATTGGAATTGATGTTGGAATCATATCCTTATCATTGAATAATTTTGATTCTGATAAAATTGCAGTTTCTTTAATATTACTATTTTTCTTTAATTTATCTAATACACTCATAGTTTCTCTCTTTTACTAAATGAATAAGGTCTTTCTTCATCATACATTGTTACTATATTTTCTTTTTCGACATTAATTGCTGTTTGTTCTTGAATATTCCCCGAAACTTGATCCGTTTTAATCGATTCATCCTTCTGAACTGTTGAAGAGTTATCATCTTGTTGATTCTGCTCAGGATTATCCACTTCCGTATTGACATCATCTTTTTTCTCCAATGAGATATTGCCTGCTATTAATAATAACACAGCCAATGGGTCGAACACAAGCATAATTATCATTATTACCAATCTGACTGCTTTGTCTACTCCATTTTCATCATCACCATATAACATATCGGCAACATATTTTATTGGACCAATATCAGCAGTTAGCTTATTACTTTCTTTAAGTAATGGTAATCGTTGAGTATTGATTTGTGATAATTGTTTCTGTGTATCTTGAATTTGCTTATCTAATTTATTGCTTGCAGTAGATGGATCTTTTGCTCGTGCTAGAAGATAATCAAGTTTCTCTTTAACATTATTCTCTTGCTCATTCAAAGATTTTAATTCAACAGTATTTTCACCAGCATTTAATGTTGAATCAATATGAGATTTTGCTAAGAAACCAAAAATACCCATTGAAGTAATGAGCATTAAAAGTAACACAGCAATAGTGAGATATGTTTTTAATAAAATATGTGAACTCTTCCAATTACGATACAACCAAGATGCAGTCACAAGTTTGGCGAATTCTAATGATGAACCCATCATCACAACTGGCCAAAATGCACCCACAAATATTGATGTGAGACCAATAACTGAATAATATGCGGCAATACCTGATAACAAGAATGCCGCTAAGAAAGTTAAAAATATCATGAGAAAAATGCGTCCAATGTGCTTTGTTCTTCAATAGTCCAATCAATACAATCAAGAATCACTTTTATTGGATCAATAAATGATTTTTCATATTGAGTATCATAATCAATATATTTGTCTAGTCCAAACTCTTTAGGCAAGTTAGTCGGAAATGAAATAACTGTTTCTTTAGTTGGATTAGGCATCTTTAGATATGCGAACTTAATCTTTTCTCCATCTTGAATTTCAGGATACTTTTTAGTAAGTTTCATTTCTTTTAATAATTTATTATATATCAAAGCACCTTTAACATGAATTGGTGTTCCTTTTACATACAAAGAAATTGTTCCAGCATATTTGTCGATACCATTAACACCTCTCGGAAAAGAGATGTCTTCTGATTGTAATGTCTTGAACTCTTCTTTAAAATCTTTAATGAAATTATGTAAATCCGACTCTGTACCATTCATCATGATTTTGATTGCTTTTTTCATGTTCTCACGAACTGGTGCTGGAGTTGATGACTTCACAACTTCAATACCCATGATTTTCATGTCTGGTTCATTATAGACAACACCTTCATTGTCATAAACATTTAAAATATAACGTTTCTTTGCAGTCCAAATACCTTTATCTGCAAGTGCTTCACGTTTCATTTCCATTTTCTGACTATAAGCATGGACATAGTCAGCAAGTTCTTTATAACTAGCATCGATATACGGTTGAATCTTAGTTTCACAAACCTTGTCCATGAAGGAGATGACTTTAAGAGTTTCTTTCTTTTCACCGAATATTTTATGAACAAGCGGCCCAAGTTTAAGATAAATCGAGTCTGTATCGGATGCGATGACATAATCTTCCTCTGTCTTCAAAAGTTTGTTCATATATTCATTAAGTTTAGCTTCAATCCAACGAATGGAAAGCTGGCCAGCAAGCGTAATTGCTGAGGCTTGTCTGACATCAAAGAATCTAAAATATTCGTTACCAAGAGCACCATATGCTGAATTTAAACATACTTTCTTCGCAAGTTGTAGATTGTGATATCGAGCAACACGTTTTTTGATTTCATATTGTTTGCTTGGGTCAGATTCTTTTTGTAAATCTTGCTTTGCTAAAATAGATTTCTTTTTGTACGTTTTTCTGTCTTCATACATCGTTTCCATAATCTTTGGCAAGAATCCACGAATATCTGTTCTGAAGAATTCACCATTTGGAGTTACAGTAACATTTGATAATTGACTAGTATCTATTTGTTTATTAAGAAGTTTTTCAACATTAACTTCACCAACAATCTTACGCATCACATCAGTGTATTCATTTCTATTAACTAATGTTTCTGGACTGATATTGTATTGCATAATCAAATGTGGATATAGACTATTCAAATCGAATGATGCTACCCAATCATGCTTACCGACTAATGGAACTTTAACATATGCACCTTCAAATGCTTCAGATTTCTCTTTACGCTCTGTTGGTGGAATAATGATATTATCTTTAAGTAAAAAGTTATAGATAATGATATCCCACATTAGTACTTGTGTAAACACATCGTCAATATTAGTTTTACTATCATATGCAAGTGTCAAAGCTAATTCAATAAGTTTTAACTTATCATCAAGTTCTTGAATCAATTCAACGTCAACAATATTGTATTCGATATACTTTTGATGATTTTGAACATACAATTCATGCAAAGAATCATATTCGTCATATGACAATTTGTTCTTACCTAATTCTA